TTAGGTATTGCTGGAACTGTTGATTGTATTGCTGAATATGATGGCGAGTTAGCGATAATAGATTTTAAAACATCAAAGAAACCTAAACCAAGAGATTGGGTAGAACATTATTTTGTTCAGTGTATGGCATACGGATGTATGTTGTATGAACTAACGGGAATATCCGTTAAAAAATTAGTAATTATCATGGCTTGTGAAAATGGAGAATGTGTCATCTATGAAGAAAGAGACAAAGCAAAGTACATCAAACTTCTCAGCAAATACATTAGAAAGTTTGTTAAAGATAAATTGGAACTCTATGGAACCTAGTAAAGAATTAGAAAAAGTAATTGAGAGTAAATTTTTAACACCTCAAAAATTTGCCATAGAGATTGAAAAGATTGTAGCAAATGAAGATTTAAATTATATTGACGCAATATTACATTATTGTGATACGAATAGTTTAGAGATAGAATCAATTACAAAGTTAATTTCAAAACCACTTAAAGAAAGACTTAAATGGGATGCCATTCGTCTTAACTTTATGAAAAAAACATCTAGAGCCAAATTGCCTTTATGAAGGAAGAATTGAATGGAAGAGTATTTTCAGATCCTTTTCCTCATTTAATAGTAGAAAATTTTTATAATAAAGAAGAACTTGAGTTAGTTTGGGAAGAACTTAAGTTTTTAACTAAACCAGATAAACTCTTACCACCTAAGGATTATGGTGGAGTAGAAGGATATACTGATGCAAAAGCATTATGTTTAGATACTGAATATACTCATAGAAATATTTCTAACATTCTTACTGTAAATAGAAAAATTTTTGATAATCAGATACTTGAACCATTTATGAAAATACATGATTGCTGTGGTGAAGCTGCAAATAGCAATTATGATATTACAAAAGTAAGATATTATCATGATGGTGATCGTTATGATCCACATACAGATAGAATATTTCATTTTTTGGCATTTTCTTATTTTTATAAAGAACCAAAAAAATTTACTGGTGGTGAGTTAGAGTTTCCAAAATATAATTATGAGTTGACATGTGAAAATAATTCCCTTATAATTATGCCAAGTTGGGTTCAACATGGAGTGAAAAAAGTGTCTATAACAGACTCTAATTATTATGATGGTTATGGAAGATACTGCATTTCTAGCTTCTTTGGTTCTAGAGATGAGAAGAAATGAAAGTGACTCCATTTGAAACGTATAGAACTTATCTTTCAATGAAAAGTCATTTTACTAACCCTAAGTATGACTTTTTTAAGTATGGTGGTAAGTCAAGGGCAACCATGACATCCTTTAATAAACGAAAGGATAAGTATTGGTTTGAAAAAACATCTAGAAAATATTCCGATCAACAAGTATTGGATTTTCTATTATCAAATTTCGTAATTGCAGACAACCCACAAAATTTATGGATTGGAGAAATTATCAATTCTGGCGAAAGAAATTACGCCGACTGGATGAGACGGAAACAGAGTTTGACGTACTTATTCAAGGAACAGTCAGAGAAATTGCTCTCAGAGAACGAATTAGAAACAGTATTCGATTGCTCGAAGGGACATCCAGTTATTCTAAAAAAATATCTGGGTGGAGAGATTTCGCTAGAAACACTTACGATACTGGAAAAAGTCTTTTCTTTCGTAAGAGATTTCGATAAGAAACTTACAGACCCTGTATGGGAAACCGTAAGTCTCAAAATTAAAAAATATATTCCCTTCATAAATATTAACGTATACAACTACAAAAAAATTCTAAAGGAGGTTATTAGTAATGGCTCTTGACAATGCAGAAGTGCTTAAGAACTTACAAAGTCAATTCGAACAAGTTCAACAACAAATTGAAACTGGTCGTACTACCTTGTTAAGACTTCAAGGTGCAATTGATGTTCTTACACAGATTGAAGATAGTAAAGTTGAAGATGAAACCCCAGTTGATGGTGGTGAAGTAGAAGCAACTGAAACTACGGAGGGTGAATGAGTAAATTTTTCGAATCTGAAATTATTCGGAATGAATTAACTGAAATCAATGAGTTACAACAAGATGTTTACGGTAACATGTTATCTTTCGGTAGCATGGAACGTGAAGAACAACTTGAACATATTGAAATGTTAAGTACTCTTTTAGACAAACAGAAGGTTATGTACACTAGATTATCTTTATCAGATGATCCAGATGCTGTGAGAATGAAAGAACAATTAGAAAAATCAGTTCAACTAATGGGTTTTCCTGCAGGAACTGAAATGACTATTTTATTCGATGCTATGAGTAAAACTATTGATAAACTCCAACAAGTCGTTGACTCTTAAGAGTTTTTTTGTTATAATAAAACCAATCAAATTAAATCCAAATTAATCCGAGGTATCTAATGTCGTTTGCTAATCTTAAAAAGCAATCAAAACTTGGCTCTCTTACACAAAAACTTGTGAAAGAAGTCGAAAAAATGAATAATAATGGTGGTCAAGGAGATGACCGTCTATGGAAATTAGAATGTGATAAATCAGGCAATGGATATGCTGTTATCCGTTTCCTTCCTGCACCAGATGGTGAGGATCTACCATTCGTAAAACTATACTCCCATGCCTTCCAAGGTCCTGGTGGTTGGTATATTGAGAACTCTCTAACCACTCTTGGTCAGAAAGATCCAGTTTCTGAGTACAATACTACTCTATGGAACAATGGAACAGATGCAGGTAAAGAAACCGCACGTAAGCAGAAGCGTAAGCTTACATACATTAGTAACATCTATGTTGTAAAGGATCCTGCTAATCCTGAGAACGAAGGTAAAGTATTCTTATACAAGTATGGGAAGAAAATCTTTGACAAACTTACTGCAGCAATGCAACCTGAGTTTGAGGATGAGGAAGCAATTGATCCATTTGATTTCTGGCAAGGTGCCAACTTCAAATTGAAAGCAAAGAATGTTGCTGGTTACAGAAATTATGACTCTTCTGAGTTTACTGCAACCACTCCACTTCTTGACGATGATGATGCACTAGAAGGACTCTGGAAGAAAGAGTATTCTCTTGCTGAAATTGTTGCTACAGATCAGTTCAAGTCTTATGATGAACTTAAGACTCGTCTAAGTTATGTTCTTGGTAACAAGAAAGTTACTCAAGATGTAGAAACTATTGATGAGGATGGTGATAGAGGTGAGGCAGAACAGTTAGTAACTGCTGCTGTTACATCAACACCTACTCCGTCTAGCACGGATGACGATGATGAAGCACTTTCGTATTTTGCGAAACTCGCTGCTGAATAACACAAGAAAGGGGTTCTAACGAACCCCTTTTTTTATGGCATTGTAATATTAGTATTCTCTGTTTTTATCGTGTCATCATTTACAAATTGAGACGATCTACCATATATCATTATATCTCTAAAGTCATTTAGGAATTGTTGTAAATAATCTGGTTTAAGTAAGTATATACTTGATTTTTTCGCATTTAAACGTACTTCATGCATATAATTTGATACTCCTGTTCTAACATCAATTCCACTTACTGTTTTATTTCCATTATCATAATATGTTAGTACAAAATCAGAATCAACAACTTGACCTTCTGGAAGAATTAATCTACCTTTACTATCTGTAATTTCTTTTGTTTCATAGAAACGTGTTTCATTTAATTCATCCCCATATTTGTTAAGTGCATAATCATATAAGTCTTTATTTGCTAAAGGCCAGTCATTTCTAACATTTATTATATTAGAAGACATTAAAACTACCCAATCTAATTCATCACTACCATATAAATCTTCTGCTACGTTTTCGGGACGATATCCATCAGGTATTTCATATTTGTCAAAAAGAGTAAAAATATTTTGTAAATCGTCTCTTAATTTTGTTCTACGAAATAAATTTTTTGCTTCAACATAATCCAAAGAAGAATTTTTGGATGGTAAGAATGATTGATATAATAAGTTTGGTAGTTCTCTGAAATATCCCATGTTTAGTACCCTACAGTATCGTCTAAGTCATAACCTCTTTCATCAAAGTAATCAATATCATAAATTGGTTCAAGTTCTTTAAAGGTTAAATCCATAGTCATAGAAATAGGCTCTCTATTTTCATAAGTTGCATAAACACCTTCAGCAGTATAATTGACAGATATATCAGTTAAGAAGCATTGTTTAAATTTATGTAAGAATGGATGATTTCTATATCCAGTTTTATATCTTAATTCGAATACGTTAGGTGTATTTAAAAATAAACTTGCACCTTCACCTGAAGTTACTTTAGGTGCCATATTCATTTTAAATGTTCTTATAATTAACTTACATTGTTCTGCTTCTTTTTGACTTCGAGGAGTCATTTTAAATGAGAATCTAAAGTTTCTTAATGTAGGACCATTAAACAATAGTTCCATATTAGGGTTTAATATTTGTCCTTGTTCTCTTGCTAATAATTGATTAACTGATACGTTACCACCAAATACACCAACTGCACTTGCTGCTAATTTTTTAGTAATTAATGATTTGGCAGCATCTACACCAAGACCTGAACTTGCCATTGCATTATTAAATGCTTTTCCACCTTCTTGGAAAGCTCCTTGAAAATCACCTTGACCTACTTTGTCTCCTACACCTGTCATCATATCTGCTACTCCACCAACAGCAGCACCAACAAGACTATTCATATTACTTTCACCATAAGAAGCAGCATTACCATCTTGAATTTGAGAAGGTATTTGTAATAATACTGTTCCTTTATTAACTAAGGATTGAGTTGTTAATCCACCAGGAACTCTGGATCTTTTAATAAGTTTTCTACTACCAGC